GGATTAATCATGAAAAAATTCACAGTAAATATTTGGGCTTACGACCATCACGCAAAATTTCAAGTTCAATCTAAAGATGACCCTATTTCCCTCGAGCAAGCGATAGTTGACAAACTAGGAGAAAATGCTATAAAATGGGAACATCTTGGAGCTACATATAGTTCTGAGATGAACAGAATAACCTATGAGGAGGTTATAAATGACGATGCAACCGCACATCCAGGAACTCTACAACAAGAAGGAGAGTCTGGACCTACAATGGAAGCAAGAGCATCTTAACGAGGGTAGATATACTCTCAATATGGTAAGGATCGATGACGAAGTCAAAAAGATCGTACAACATATTAAAAAGGCTGAGGCCAAAGAAGCCCACCTTAAAAATAGAGTTGATGCCATTGCTCCACAAGTTTCTGTAGCTACTTAATAAAAAAGCTACATCGTTGGAAAAAATCCACTCCACATCACAGGCTCTCTTGCACTCTACTCAAAACTAGTATATAAAAAATTTACTATACAATTAATTAGAATACTGACGAGTATAGTCGACGGCCTAGAGACAGTATTCATAAACTAGGAGGATAATAATATGGCAAACACTACATTTACAGGACCAGTAAGATCGGAAAACGGTTTTCAGTCTATAGTAAAAAACGCAACAACTGGTGTAATTACACCTAACTACCTAAACGTTAAATTTGATTTCGTTGGTATGACTCACGCAGTAGTTGCTGCGGGCGCAGGAGTTTCTTTACCAGCAGACCAAGTTAGCACGGTAAACTTTACAGGTGCAGCAGCTTGTTCAATGGTTTTACCTGCAGCTACACCAGGAACAAGAGTAGCTTACGTTCAAAGTGTAGATACTACTGGTGGAACAAACACTTTAACTTTCGATGCACTAGGAACTGATGCATGGGTTACAGGAAGCTTAATTGAAACTAGATCAGCTGATGCAGTAACTTATGATACATCAACAGCAGGTGAAGGTTCGTTAGTTTTCACTGCAGCGAATGCAACTACAAACTTTTTTACAATCGGAAGTATTGTATACTTTTCTTGTACAGAAGCTGGCTTATGGCATGTAGGTCTAGACTCAGCTAAAGATCCTTTAGCAGTCAAAGGCGCATTTGCTTGGGCAGCGTAATAATAATTAATGTGGGCCTTAGGGCCCACACAATTTTAATAGGAGAAAACTATGGCAACACAAGGTGATGTTAAAGCAGTACAAGTTACAGCAACAGGATCTATTTTTGCTGGTAGAACAAGATTAAGAGGACTAGTTCTTTCTAATACAACTACTACAACGGTAACAGGTTCTATATCTTTAAATGATGTATCTGGAGTTCAGTTTACAGCTGAAGTTCCTCCAGGAGATGTATTCTCTTTTAATTTTCCATCAGATGGAATTTTATTTGAAGCAGGTATAAGCTGTAGCGCAATTACTAGTTCTAAGTGCACTGTATTGATAGATAAATAGGAGGATAAATGGCAACCTCTAGAACAACAACTTTTGAATCTACGTTCAGTATTGATGATATTATTACTGAAGCGTATGAGAGACTAGGTCGTTTTGATTATTCAGGAAACGATTTAAGATCTGCAAGACGTTCTTTAAATATTATGTTTCAAGAATGGGCGAACAGAGGTCTGCATTATTGGCAAGTAAAAAATAATTCAATTACATTAGTTAATGGTCAATCAGTTTATACAATGTTTAGATCACCAAGTGATGGTACTTCAGATGCAACTGCAGTTTATGGAGTAGATGATATATTAGAAGCTGTTTACAGAAACTCTTCTTCAGTTGATTTTCCTCTTACAAAAATAAATAGATCTGCATATCAAGGTTTATCAAACAAAACTCAAACAGGTGTACCTACACAATATTACGTTCAAAGATTCATAGATAAGGTTACAATTACTTTGTATTTAACACCTGGTTCAAGTGAGGCAGGTAATTTTTTAAATTTTTATTTTGTAAGTAGAATACAAGATGCCGGTAACTATACTAACGAAGCAGATGTACCATATAGATTTGTACCTTGTATGGTTGCAGGTTTGGCTTATTATCTTTCTCAAAAAATAAACCCACAACTTACACAACAAATGAAATTGTTGTATGAAGATGAATTAAAGAGAGCACTAGAAGAAGATGGTTCTGCTTCAAGTTCTTTCATAACACCAAAAACTTATTATCCAAATGTCTAATTTATCAAAAGGAAAATACGCACAATTTATATCTGATCGTTCTGGTCAAGCATTTCCATATTCAGAAATGGTTATCGAGTGGAACGGATCAAGAGTACATGTTTCAGAGTTTGAAGCAAAGCATCCACAGTTAGAACCAAAACCAACTACAGCTGATGGACAAGGTTTAAGAAATGCTAGACCACAAATCTTTACTCAGGCATCAGGTGATGGTGGTTTTATGAATGTAGATTTAACTTTACCCGGAGACTTTGCATTTGAATCAAACAGTGGTATGGTGCCAGATGATGGATCTTCTGTAAACAATAGAAGACAAGCATTAATATCTTTAGGAAGTGTAACGGTAACAACATAATGACATACGACGAGCTAGTACAAAAAATTAGAGACTATACAGAAGTTGATGCAAATGTTTTAACTTCAACTATTGTAAATGGATTTATTGAAAATGCAGAATTTAGAATACTTAGAGATGTAGATTCTGATAATAATAGAAGATATGTAACTGCTCAACTAGTTTCTGGAACAAGATTTATTGATACACCAGATAATTTATTAGTTATCAGATCTGCTCAAATCGTAGACTCTGATGGAACAGCAGCAGCAAACAATAGAGATTTTTTACAATATAGAGATACTAGTTTTATGTCAGAATTTAATCCTGCTGAGTCAACAGGAGTTCCAAAATACTACAGTAACTGGGATCAGAATACAATAGTTGTAGCTCCAACACCAAACGCTACATATACGATACAGGTAAATTATATCTTGAAACCAACTGGATTATCTAGTACAAATACTACTACATACCTAAGTCAACAATTTCCCAATGGCTTATTGTATGCGTGCTTAGTTGAAGCATTTTCTTTTCTGAAGGGGCCAAATGATTTGTTGCAATTATACGAAGGAAAGTATAAACAAGTGGTAGAAGGCTTCTCAGTAGAACAAATGGGAAGAAGAAGACGAGATGAATATCAAAGTGGTGTTCCTCGAGTCGGTGGAAAATAAATAAGGAGAAAAAACTATGGCGATTACACAAGCACTTGCAAACTCATTCAAAAAGCAACTGTTAGACGGTGATCACTCGTTCGCAAGTTCGGGTGGTGACGTTTTCAAAATAGCTCTTTATACTTCCTCAGCTACTCTAAACTCTGCTACAACTTCTTTTACTACAGGTAATCAAGTTGCTAACACAGGTCAGTATACTTCTGGTGGCGGAAAACTAACTGGCAATAACACTTCAATTGCATCAGGTGTTGCGATTGTAGACTTTGCTGATAGATCTTTCACAGGTGTAACATTGACTGCTAGAGGAGCTTTAATCTATAACACTTCATCAACTGCAACTAATGCAGCTGTTGCGGCTTTAGATTTTGGGGCAGATAAAACAGCTACATCAGGAACTTTTACGATACAGTTTCCAGCTTTCACAACAGCAGCAGCGATTCTAAGAATTTCTGGGTAATACATAGGAGGTAATTTCCTATGGCCAGTACTTGGGGTTCAAGCACGTGGAGTAGTAACTCATGGGGAGATGTTAATAATAACATTTCTGTAACCGGGATAGGTGCGTCTGCATCTTTAGGTGATGAAACTATTCAAGCAAACTCAGATGTAATTCCTACAGGAATTGCAATGACTGCTTCTCAAGGAGAAGAGTCAATCGTAATTGCAGCTACTGGTGATCCTACCGGTATTTCAATCACTACAAATTTAGGAACAGCTGACGCTGGACCAGATGCAATGACAACTGGTATTGGCTTTAACGCTAATATTGGAACTCTTGATGCATTTAATTTAGATGGTTGGGGTAGACAACAGTGGAATACTTTTGCATGGGGCATTACAGGTTCTTTATTAACAACTGGAGAAGCTGCAACAGCTAATCTAGGTTCTATCGCAAGTATTACAGCAGACGCAAATGTACCTCTTACTGGAATTGCAATGACTGCATCACAAGGTGATGAGTCAGTAGAAATATCATTTCAAATAACACCAACAGCTATAGCTATGTCAGCTAATTTAGGAACAGCAGATGCTGGTCCTGATGCAATGCTACAAGGAATTAGTTTTAGTGCTAACGTAGGAACTCTTGAAGCTTATAACTTAGAAGGTTGGGGACGATACTTCTGGGGTCAGTTTGAATGGGGTGCTACAGGCGAATGGGAATCAGTTACACCAACAGGCATTTCAATGTCTGCAAATGTTGGAACATTAGCAATAACAGGAACAGCTGATTTAACTTTAACTGGTATTGCAATGACTGCTGCAGAAGGGACGGTAGATCCTTCTCCAGATGCAACAGTTACAGGTATCGGATTTGGCATGGCCGTTGCTACAGGAACGGTCATTTTTGGAACAGCAGATATTGATGTTACTGGAATAGCTATGACAGCTAATTTGGGAACTGTAGTCGGAGATGCAAATACTATCGCAAGTCCTTCAGGAATACCAATAACAGCAGTTCTAAGTGAAGAAAGTGTTGTCGGAGATGCTACTGCACAACTAACAGGAATACAGTTGACTATGTCTCTAAATTCTGCTAATGCTTTGATTTGGAACGAAGTTAATACAGGTTCAGCACCTATAGATCCACCAGGTTGGCAAGAAGTACCAACGAGAGCTGCATAATGGGTTTGACACAAACTCAATTTTTTAGTAAATTAATGACAATAAGGAATTTAAATTATGGCAAATTCAACATCAGCTAATTTAAAATTAACTGTCCAAGCAACTGGTGAAAACTCAGGAACTTGGGGACAAATTACAAATACAAACTTATTAATTTTAGAACAAGCAATCGGTGGTTTTACAACTTTCAACGTAACTAATGCTAGTAGAGCATTAACATTTTCAAATGGTGCATTATCAAATGGTAAAAACGATGTTATTAAATTAACAGGTACACTAGCAGGAAATTTAAACGTAACTATTCCAAACTCAATTGAAAAAGTTTATAACGTACAAAATGCATGTGACCATGCAGGAAACACTTTAACTTTCAAAACATCATCAGGTACAGGTGTTCTTTTATGTGAAGGAAATAATTATGTATTATATTCTGATGGTACAAATATTGTAAAATTATCTGAACAAAGAAACTGGAGAGTAGTATCAGCAGCAGAAACAGTTCAAGCTGGTGCTCAACTTTTAGTAAATACAAATGGTGGAGCTGTAACAATCACACTTCCTGCATCACCAAGCACTGGAGATACAGTATCATTTGTAGATCAAGGATATGATTTTAACACTAACGCATTGACTATCGGAAGAAATGGTTCTAATATAGTAAACGCAGCATCTGATCTTGTAGTTAACACACAAGGTGCAGCACTTGAATTAGTGTATTCAGGTGATGCTACAACAGGATGGACTTACACGGAGAAATAATATGTCAAATTACGAAGCTACAAAATATAATTTCGATGGAGCAAACCTTACAGGTATCGAAGGAATTCCTACAGCAACTATTGTACCGTGGTCAGATTCATCTGTTCCATCAGGTTTCTTAGAGTGTAATGGTGCAGCTGTTTCAAGAACAACTTATTCTGCATTATTTGCAATCATAGGTACAACTTATGGAGCTGGTGACGGCTCATCAACTTTCAATGTACCAGATTTACAAGACAACGTAGCAGTTGGAAAATCTCCTACCAAATCTTTAGCGTCAACCGGTGGAGCAAATACAGTTACTTCAACTGGAAACGTTGGAGGTTCAACAGCTAACGCAACTTTATCAACACCACAACTTGCTTCTCACTCACACCCTGGTGGTGGTAATCCTGCATCAAACTCAAGAAATCCTACAAACCAACCCGCTTTAAATAATTATTTTAACCCAGCAGGAACAGGAAGCACAGGATCAGGTGGTGGACACGCTCACAACATGAGTGCAAACTTTAGTGGTGATGCAACATCAGTTTTACAACCTTTTTTAACAATTATTTATATTATTAAAACGTAGGAGAAAATATGGCAACTAATGCAACATGGACAGTAGTATTTGAAGACAAGATGATTATCAAACAAAGCGGTGATGGTGCTGGTAATGCTTACACGATTGATGATAACACTTTTTGGAGTCAATCTGATTTTTCAAATATTTGGGCAGTTCAATATGGAACTTCTCCATTATCTGATGAAGTAGAGTACAGAGATGAAACTCCTCATTCTAGTTGGGCAGATACAGGTATATCTTTCCAACAGTTTATAGATAAATGGGACGCAGCACATTTAGCTCAATTACAAGCTGATTGGGATAATGATAATGTTGATGGCGAAACTGAAGCTGAAAAGATTACTAGATTAGGTGCAAGACCTACATCATACTCATCATAAAAGCATCCAAGAAGTTAAAATATATTTTTTACCTGATATAGGTGGATTGCCTCTGTGAACATATGGAAAACCTGCAGGCCAAATAACTATTCTACCTGTTTTAGGTTTTACTCTTTTAGAAAAATGTAAAAACTCTGTTTCTCCACCTTCTTCTACATCATTTAAATAAACAGAAAAAACAAAAGCTCTACGTTCATTACTGTTTCCTTTACCATGTTCTATATGCCATAAATGGTAACCTTCTGTCGGCAGTGTTTTTTGAAGTTTTAAATTTGTATAATTAAATTCATTTTTGTAGAGATCCTTCACTCCAGTGTGTTGTATATAATGGTTCCAAGCTAAATCAAAATTCATTATTAAAGATTTGTGAGATTCCCACCATGAATCAATATCAGTTGAATGCATAAATAATTGTTGATCTTGTTTTTCAACTGTGGGTGAATTTTCAAATGCAATTCTGTTTAGAGTGTTGTTAAATTTATTTTGTTTTTCATAAAAATTAATAGCTAAATTACATTCCTCTTTAGTAACATAACCATCATATATACCAATAAAGTTGGTGATATTTACAGTTTTTTCCATTAAGATGTCTCTTTCATATTTTAAATAAGTATTATATAAAACATTATATGCTACAAAAATTAAATTTCAAGCCAGGTTTTAATAAAATGATAACAGAATCAGGAGCTGAGTCTCAATGGGTAGATGGTGATTTTGTTAGATTTCGATATGGACTACCTGAAAAAATAGGTGGTTGGAATCAACTAACTGCAGCTAGTTTGACTTTACCTGGAGCAGCACGTGCACAGCACACTTGGTCAAGTATTGCAGGTGAAAAATATGCAGCGATAGGAACATCACAAGGTTTGTTTTTGTATTATGGAAATGATTTTTATGACATCTCTCCTTTAGATACGGCAATTACATCTTGTACATTTACATCTACAACCGGATCAGCAACTGTAACGATTAACAAAACAGCTCATAATTTATCTGCAGGTCGATATTTTACATTTACTTCTGTAACTTTACCTGGAGGCGGTGCTACAGGATATACAGCAACTGATTTTACGACAGGCGCTTACGAAGTTGTGACAGCTGATACAAACAGTTTTACGATCACAATGGCATCAACAGAATCTGGAACTGGAATGACAGCAGCGGGCTCTGCATCTGTTAATCCTTATGTAGAAGTTGGACCAACTTTTCAAACCGCAGGTTATGGTTGGGGTACAGATACTTGGAGCACATCAACATGGGGCACAGAAAGAACAACTAGTGACGTGATTCTGGAACCAGGCCTCTGGAGTCTTGATAATTTTGGAGAAGTATTAGTTGCAACTATTTCTGGCAATAAAACATTTACTTGGAATGCAGGTGCATCAAACGCACGGACAATCAGAGCATCAACCACAACTACAAATTTTCAAACTACAAACAATCCAACATCATCTAGACTTACGCAAGTTTCAGATAGAGATAGACATCTATTTCATTTTGGAACTGAAACAACAATAGGAGATACATCAACTGTTGATCCATTATTCATAAGATTTTCAAATCAAGAAGATTTAAATACATATACACCGACAGCCGTAAACACTGCTGGTAGTTTTAGATTAGACAAAGGAAATAAAATTGTAGGTGCTGTGTCTGGTAAAGATTACACTTTAGTTTTAACAGATAGTTCTGCGTACGTAATTCAATTTGTTGGGCCGCCATTTACATTTAGTGTTAAACAAGTTGGTACAAACTGCGGATTGATCGGTCAAAATGCTTTAAGTTATTCTGATGGTATAGTATTCTGGATGTCAGCTGAAGGTGGATTTTTTGCATACGATGGTACAGTTAAATCTTTACCTTGTTTAGTTGAAGACTTTGTATTTAGTACAGATGGTGATAATTTAGGAATTAATTTAAACGCAAGTGATATTGTCTATGCAGAACACAATACACTCTATAGTGAAGTAAATTGGTTCTATGCAAAGTCCGGATCTGATCAAATAGATAGAGTTGTTACTTATAATTATTCAGAACAAGTTTGGACTACAGGATCACTAGCTAGAACAAGTTATGTTGATACAGGTGTGTTTAATGCGCCTTATGCAACTGAGTACAATAAAACATCTACACCTGTATTTCCTGATATTCAAGGTATTACAAATAGATTCGGAGCATCAATTTACTATGCTCATGAAGTAGGAACTGATCAGGTAAATTCTTCTGGTACAACAGCGATTGCAGCATTTATTAAATCTGGTGACTACGATATTACATCAAGTAGAAGCGCCCTGGGTCAGGCTACAGGACAAGTTAATTACAGAGGAGATGGTGAGTTTTTTATGTCTGTCAAAAGATTTATACCTGACTTTGCTGTACAAACAGGTAACACTAAGATCACAATATTGTTAAATGATTATCCAAACAACACAGCATCTAGCTCATCACTAGGTCCCTTTACAATTACATCATCTACTGATAAAGTAGATACACGTGCAAGAGGAAGACTCGTAGCACTAAAAATAGAAAACGACGGCACAGGTGAAACTTGGAGATATGGAACTCTAAGACTTGATGCACAACCAGATGGTAGAAGATAATGTCAATTGCAAAATTTTTAACTGAAGAAAATTTACAACGATTACTTAATCAACAGTTAGAAGAAGATCAAGGTGTAGCTAGTTTATTACCATCTAACGTTTCTCCTTTTTTTAGAATGGATGCAACAGGTGGTGTAAGACCTTCAACAGAATTAATTAGATATTATCCAGAACAAGATCTAGGCGCAACTTACGATGTACCTCTTTTAGAAAGTGACTCTCCAACAATTCAAAATCCAGGCGCTCCACAATCATTAGGTTTTGATACTTCGTTTGGTATAGCTAACGAAGAAGATGAAGAAGATGAAGAACAAAATGAAGGTAACAGACTATTAAGTGGATTAGCAAGTTTAAGAGATTTTTTACCTGGAGGTGATAAATCTGTTTTAGGTATGTTAAGAAATGCTTTGAACTTTAGAGATTCACCTATGTACAGACCTGCGGGAGCAGGTGTTTTTGGATATACACCAGCTCAACTAAATCAAATGAATGCTTTAGGTGGATTCTATTCTGAGCCGATGAGAGAGATGAGAAGAAGATCAAATAGAATATCTAATATGTTGCAAAGAGCTGCAGCTGATAAGAGTTACAGTGAAAAGAATTTACAAAACCTTATGAATCAATTTGGTATGGATGATACTAATGTTGGTGGTATGATTGAAAGTATAAGAGAATCTTCTGACATGGGTTATGGTAGAGGTGGTGGAAGAGACTTTGATTCAGGTAGAGATTATAGTTCATCACCAGGAGCTATTGCAGGTGATATGGAATATGGTGAGGAGTAATGGCCAGAATAACTTCATACATACCTGAACCTAAAAAAGATTACGATGTCGAAAATCAAAGACAGATTCTTCGTGCAATTGATACACTTAAAAGTGAATTAAACTTTTCATACCAACAAGATTTAAAAAACGAAGAAGATGCAAAGGAGTGGTTTTTAGGTGGCTAATTTTTTTAAAAGCGAAACGTTTAATTTAACAACAACTAATTTAACAACTGTGTTGTCAATAGCAACATCAGCCGTTGCAATTGTTAGATCTGTACAAGCAAGTCATGATTCAGCTAGTAATGTTGATGTAGATTTATTTTTAAAAAAATCAGGTGGGTCTAATGTTGAAATAGCTCATGCACAGTTAAATAAAACCACAACAAATCTAGCACAAAATGTCATAAACTTAGAAGGCGGAGATATATTAAAAATACAAGCGGGTACAGCAAATGAGATCACTGGACAAATCAGTTATCTTCTGATAGATAGATCTCAAGAAAATGGATAAAGATATACCAAAAATAGATTGCACTACAGTTACTACTTGGCGTAATAAAAAAACTGGTGAAGTGTTTAAAGAAAAGAAAGAAGGACCTGATATTGTACAAGACGTAACAGTTACAGTATCACCTGAAGGTCTAGACATGTTACAGAAAGTTATGAAAAATGATGATAAGAAATCAAACACCTAAAGGTGGCACAGAATTACAATTTGAGTTTTTACGTAAACACGTAGATCCTAAAATATTAGATCAGGTACATATATGTACATCGGTACCTGAGAAAATTAAATTACATCCAACTAAAGTAAATATACTTTGGCAAAAAAATTCTTACGATCAACCAAATCTTGCACCATGGTTTCAAGACAAATCTAATCATGATAAATACGACTGGTATGTATTCAACAGTCACTGGACTTATGAAAAGTTTAGAACATATTTTAAATTACCTACAGAAAAATGTGTTGTTATAAAAAATGGTATAGAAAAAATAGAACCTATACAAACGACATATCAAAAAGGAAAAGCAATTAGAATTATACATCAAAATACACCGTGGAGAGGACTGAATGTTTTGTTAGGTGCAATGCAGTTAGTAAAAAATCCATTGATTACATTAGATGTATATTCTTCTACAGAAGTATATGGCAAAAGTTTTTACGAACAGAACGACAAATACTATAAAACACTTTACGAACAAGCAGATGCAATACCAAATGTAAATTATATTGGATACAAACCAAACGAATATATTAGAGAACATTTAAAAGATTATAGAATGTATGCATACCCAAGTACATTTGAAGAAACATCTTGTATATCTTTATTAGAATGTATGGCAGCTGGATTATATTGTATCACAACAGATTTAGGTGCATTGTTTGAAACAGGTGCTGAGTTCCCGATGTATATTCCATACACAGATAACTATAAATTACTTGCTAGTAAGTTTGCTCAAGGTATAGAAGCAGCAGCTGCATCATTAGAACACGAAGCAATAAACGATCATTTAAAGTTTCAAATAAAATACACAAACAAATACTACAACTGGAACAAACAAGGTGTCGCTTGGACACGATTCTTACAAGGAGCAATCAATGCAAAACAATGAACCAATATGGTTTAACAAAGAAAAACCAAACAAAGACACTTATCAAACTATAAAATCAGGTAATGTGGTTACTGAAGTAAATTTAGGTGGCAAACCTAAATACAAAATTATGGTATGTACACCATGTCATTCTGATGTATCAATGCATTACACACAAGCAGTATTAAAATTTCAACAAGAATGTATCAGAAATAATATATTAGTTAGTTTTACATTATTAAAATCATCACTTGTTACACAAGGTAGAAATTTATGTGTAGCTGATTTTTTAAATCACGAACATGAGTATGAATATTTATTGTTTATAGATTCAGATATAGACTTTCAGTTTTCTACTATTATGAAAATGCTTGAAAAAGACAAAGATGTTATTGCATGTCCGTATCCAATGAAGACTATTGATCAAGATAAGATGTGGAAAGCATTAACAGAAAAGTATGAGATGATACGAAAGAAAAGTGATGTTATTAAATCCGGATACATGTATCCAATAAAGGTACCTAATAAAAATAGAATAGTTATGGAGAATGATATTATAGAAACAACCCATGTACCTACAGGATGTATGCTAATAAAAAGACATGTCATTACAAAAATGATAGAAAAACATCCAGAATTAGAGATATTTCAACCGACTGTAATAAACGGAAAAGAGACTAAAAAAGAAAATTTTTACAATTTATTTGATACGTTACATGACCCAGAAACTAAAAGATACTATGGTGAAGACTTTGGTTTCTGTCAAAGATGGACAGATATGGGTGGTAAAGTATTTGCTTATGTTACAGACTACATAACACACGTTGGAGAGCACTCTTATTGTGGTCGTTTCTTAGACGAATTACAGTCTTTAAAACGTGTTGACGATAGCGAAAAAATCAAATAAACTGCGATACTACAGGAAATATACCTGCTCTAAACTAGTTTAATTTATATATATATGACAATATC